GTTCAAAGAAGTGCTGCAGTCTTGGATAGATGCAGATATGCTTGACATGGTCCCTAGTTACGAGGATAACAGGGACTTAAGAAACGAGAAATGTAAAGCTGTTATCAATCAAGAGATGTATAGTGCAACAATAACTAATCTTAGAGATGAAAATGTAAGATTAAAAGTAGAACTTGACAATCTTGAAGATCAACTCTATCTATGGGAAGACGTGCCTGATGAAGATTTGTGGGAAGATGGTGAATTAAAAAGAGATGAAGTATTTGATAAGATTAATTATCATTTATTTGTAGAAGGTGATTGGAAACTAATGAGGAAGAAAAACAATGATTGATAAACATAAATTAATGAAACTTGTCAAAGATAAAAGTGGCACTTATATAAATATTGATGAAATATTAAGCTGCTTTCAATACAAAATATCATACAGACAAAAGATAAGCGACCTTATTAAATCAGAAGGTCCTGAAGAGCATGATAACGAAATAGCTGGAACAGCTAATGACGAGCAATGGATATCATTAATGTGCGTAAGAAATAACGAAAGAAAAGTACTTTTAAAAGGAACTGTTGAAGACTTATTAGACGAATATAAAGGCACTATTAAAGATTTTTCAGATGCTATTGTAGTTATAGTAAATACATTAATAAGGAGGAAAGATGAGTCCTGAAGAAAAAAGAGAGTTTGACAAAGACGCACTAATAGCAGAATTACAACATGAATTAGATCAAGAGATCTCTTTTAGTAATTGGCTAAAATATTTTTCAAGCTATATATATGCTGAACATAGAGAAGTTTATGACAAAGCATCTAATAGAGCTTATGAGTTACTTAAAATAAACAAAGAAGGAGAGGAAGCAGATGAGCGACGCAAAGAAATATTGGAACAAGAAGGCAAACAAACTACTAGTGGGAAAAAAGATAGTAAAAGTAGAATGGATGGGAAAGGATGAAACAGAAGAAATAGGGTGGCATTCAAGACCTTTATGTATGCAATTAGATGATGGTACCTGGATATTTCCTATGGCAGATGATGAGGGTAATGATGGAGGCGCATTAGCGGTTGGAGATGCAGAAACTTTACCAGTATTTTAGAGTAAAAATTCTTAGGTTTCTAGTCAAGAAATACTTAAATTAGTGGACCTAAAAATTCTTATATAAACACAAAAAAACAGGAGAATAACAAATGAAAGTACTATACTTTGATTTGGAAAAAGGTTCTCAAACTTTGGGGTCTGATGACAATATTCAGAATATATTTGGATATCCTGTGCTCAGACCTCAGACATGGGGACGTTTTTCTAACATAATAGAACAGATCTATACTAAGAAGGAAACTAAAGAGATTAAAAAAGTAGGTGGCTTAGAAATCACTGAAGAATCTTTTCAAGTCGTTCCTAGAAATGGTACTGTTGTAGATACGGTTGTACTAGATACATTTAGTGAGCTGTCTAAGAAGTTCCAAAGAAGCTTAACTGATAAAGATGGTACAATGAAGCTAAACCAATGGGGTAGGCTCAAAAATAAATTAGACTCTGCTTTAGAGTTTATTAGTCAAATCCCAGGAATCGTGATACTTAATTGTCATTCTAAGTCTAGCACTACAGATACAGGTGTAACAAAAGTTGTACCTTATATTGATGGCTCAACTAAAGAAGACATAAGTAAATGGTTTGACTTTGTATTCTATACTAAAACCTTAGTTAATGCTAAAGATGAAAGAAGTTATGTATGGATTACAAAACGTAGTGAAACGTATGATCATGCTAAAGATAGGACTGATACTTTACCTGCAGAAATACCTCAAGATTATAGTACTGTAATCAAGGCAGCTAAAGACAAGGGATTCAATAATGTAAGAATACTTGTTATTGGCTCACCAGGTAGTGGTAAAACTATGAGTCTTCAAACACTAACAAAAGGAGAGAAAGATGTCAAGAACACTAACAATCAATAAGACAACAAGTTATCCATCGCTAGAACCAGGATGGAAAACAGTTACTATTAATACTGCTAAATATGGTGATTATAATGGTAATAAATACATAGATGTTAACTTTGTAAATTATCCTGAGAATTTAAGGTTAAGAGTCTATGAGTCTATAAACAAAACTACGCAAGAAGAATGGCGAATCGGTCAGTTATTTAGATTTGCTAATGCTGGTATTAGTGGAGGACTTGATGGTGCAAATGGCAGCGTTATAATGAAAATAGATGACGATGCTAACAATCTTAGAGGTAAAGAGCTTAATGTTTACTTCTATAAGAAAGGTCAGTATACTGAAGTCTATAGAGATATAGCGCCTACAGTATTCAAAAACGATGTTGAAGAGTTTCGTGATAATGATGTAGAGTATTGGAAAGGTAGAGGTGAAAACAACTACAAACAATATTCACAATCTAACGGAACTAGTAGTGATAGCACTATGGAAGATACGTTCGGTTCAGACCCATTCTAAACTAACACGGTAATGGCTGCTCATATCTTCTCATGGGCAGCCTAACCTCACAAAGGAGTAAAAATGATTAAGGAGTTCGCATTTGGAACTGCTAATCGTCATCATTTCCAAGATGTAGATAAAATGCAAGATTGGAAGAAACTAGATAAAGATACATTTGTTTCACTGTATGATTATGACGATTATGTAGTAGAGTATTACACACAAAATAAAAGTTTATCAGGATTTGACGGTATGATATACATACCAGACGAATTTGTATTAGATGTAGATGCATCATCAACAGAAAAAGGATTAGAAAAATTATTTGCATTAGATGGATTGTTAGAATCTTTAGACATACCTAGTTATAAATACTTTAGTGGCACAGGATTCCATGTTCACATACCAGGAAAAGCATTCAGGTGGAAGCCTAGTAAAATGTTGCACTTAAACGTGAAAGACGCACTAACTAATGCAGGTATATTTAACTATGCAGATCCATCAGTAACTGATAAAACTAGAATTATAAGATTGGCTAACACAAAAAACTTAAAATCTAACTTATATAAAGTATGGCTACCTAACTGGAGCAATATGACAGTAGAGGAGATAGAAGAGCATGCAAAATTTCATAAAGCAGAACCAGCAGAGCCATTGCATTGTGAGCCAGTATTCGATGTACTAGAAAGAGTAAGTAGTAAAAAAGCAGAAGAAAAACCTTCTCAAGGTAGAAACCCAGACCCTGTAAACCATACTTGTATACAGAAAATGATGCATGGTGCTAATAAAGGTAAAAGACACATGACGGCATTAAGGTTAGCTGCATATCTTAGATGGCGTTTTCCAGAAGATACAGTAAGAATGATAATGGAAAATTGGCGATTAAAAGTTAGTAGTACAAGAGATGAGTTTAAGAAAAGTGAAATGGACAGCTTGGTAGAGGGTTGTTATAGCGGACATGGTGGTAATGGATATAGGTATGGTTGTAGTGACCCTATAATGGACAGTTATTGCGATTCTACTTGCAAATTATATAAAGCTAAAAAGTCTCAAACTACTATGGATGCAGCAAAAATGGAAGAAGAAATGCTAAAGTTCTTTGAAGATCAATCAGAGCCTTTAAATCTTGGCAAACTATATGGTAAAGATTTTCCTGTATACCCAGGTGAAGTAGTTATTATACAAGCTCCACCAGCATCTATGAAAACTATGTTATTACAAAACTGGATGGTTCAATTAAAACGACCAACGTATTTTCTAGAAATGGAAATGAGTCCTAGGCAAATATGGTCTAGGTTTGTACAAATAGAAATGGGTTGGAGTGAAGAAGAATTAGTTTCTCACTATAGACAGTTTAGAAATGGTATGGAAGATAAATTTAAATGGTTAATAGTAGATTATTCTGCACCATATGCTAACGAAATAGAGAAAAGAATAACTATGATGCCTAGAAAGCCTGAGCTTGTAGTTGTAGATCATATGGGTTTAATGAGATCAAGACAAAACGATAATAACATGAAAGTGGAAGATGTGTCTCAAGCTCTTATGGAACTAGCTGTTAAACATAATGTTGTAGTTATTGCAGTAAGTGAGATAAGCAAAAGTGCATTTACCGATGGCATGAATATAGCATCTTCAAAAGGTTCATTCAGAGTAGCTTACAATGCTAATAAAGTATTATCTCTAACGCCTTATAGAAACAAAGAAGGTTTAATAGAAATGCTAGAACTTGATACTACTAAAAATAGAGAAAAAGAATACTTGCATGTTAAACT